ATGCATAGGGGGGTCCACTTTTTTTTACCCCCCCTCCCCCTTAAATTAAAAACCTCCCCAAATTATTTTTATTTTTATTTTTATTTTTGAATTTCAAATTAAATTTTTATTTTATTTTTCTTTTTCTTTTTTTATTTTTTCAACCATCTTACTGCCACCCAGATGGAGGCGATGAGTATGGCTACTGAAAACAATTTTATTATTTCACATAATCCATAACAGTAACCAATTGCCAATCCATAACAAAGGTCAATAGGCATACGATGTGTCCTATGATTAGTTATGCATAGCGATTAATAGAGAGGGGTTTAATTTTATCTAGGGGATCTGGAATTATTCTCCAACTTGTTGTACTGATGTTCTCGATACCTTACGCCACATACCAGATACATTCTCTTCTACTATCTGATCGATAGCAGCCTGCACTGCTAAGGCCTGGTCCGGCTCGGACAAATCATTTGAAACATTTGCAACTCTACCTAGGAAGGCAGCAGTGTCGTATCCCATTCGTGTATCGTAATCCAACCATTCATCGAACATAGTGAAAGGATCGAATGGATTGTCCACTGTTGTCAGCATGTACTCAGTTGTGTCTGTTGGATCAGTCATTGCTTCACTCATTGAGTCCTACCTTGAGTGTGGTCAATCCAATACCCAGAGCGTCTGCTACCTCGGCCTGTGTATAGCCTGAGTCCAGCATTGTCTGGGCCCTTCTTGTCATGGTGGGGGACATCTTTGCTGTTTGCTTTGGCAGGGCGAGTCTCTTAACTGTATCGATGTCGGAGTTATTAATGATCTGCTCCAACTTATGTGTACTAATTGCGCCTGCCTGAATAGCATCCCATTCACTCTGTGTAACTACTATCTTAGTCTTCTTGGCATCTGTTCTGATACGGGCTTTAGTTAGCTCTTGTTGCTTGATCTTCTTGACGTCTTCGGCCTCCATATGCGGATTAGCCTGGCGTCTTTGAGAGACTGCCGTATTTGCTAGGAGCTGGGCTTGTCTTTCAAGTGGGGCGTTCTTCAAAGCAAGGTTGAGCTTTGCATTTAGTGATGCCACTTCATTTGAGTACACAGCCTTGGCCGATTTAGAATAGGGGGCGGGTTTAATTTGAACTGCCGATTTACGGGCATCATTAGCCATGGCTTTGAGTTGATTCGAATGAGTAGCATAGATAGCTTCCATCTTCGTGCCTGAGGAAAGCTGGAATGCATCATCCGTTATAGCCAGGCGTTCATGCTTCTCAGTTCTTGGAATCATACGCCCTGTTTCAACCTTGGTCTTCGTACCAGTAATGGGATCGATTCGGGTACGGGTTTCTGGAATCATACGTCCGGTTGGCTCAAAGACTTTCCTACCAGTAAGCGGATCGATAGGCCCACCTTTGCTGGCCTTCCTCGCAATCCTTTCTGGAACACGAACTTCTGCGCCAGCCCTACTGATCAGCGTGGATGCACCGGCCTTCTTGCTTCCTTGATACTTCTCTTTCAAACTGAGAATGCCATTGTCCTTCTCAGATTGCACAAAGTCTAGGCCATGCTTCTCTGAGTCAATGACAACCATGGAATGACGGACAGCACGGGCCAACTCATCACTACTGGCACCATGAATGGTCATGTCCGCAATCAGGTTGGTAATCTTTCCCATCTCAGTTTGCTTTCGTGAAGCACTGATCTTGGGGATGGGCGATCCATCTGGAATCTTGTAGACCTGCGGATCGAACCCCTTCAATCCTTCGAGGGCGGGGGTACTTTTTACAAGTCGTTTATTGTTCGGAATAACGAGAACTGTATCCCCATCGAAGTCCGCACCGGACAAACGCTGAGCCGTCTTGTGATTGATCCCTACGGCATCCGTCTTGAGTCCGGTGCCGATTATCTTCCTAGCTTCGCGATTGCGATTGTTCACCGTCAACTGTGGAATTTCGAATGTCCCACCATGCGGGAATCGAATAAGAGCTACTCGCTCACCATCACGAAAACTAGGAGCATAGATCTCGGTTGGCTTTACCGATGACACCGGAAGCAGAACTCTACTCGCTTGCCGAGGAAGACTGGCTGCTTTGAGATGCACTGCTGCAGCATCAGTCTGATCTGCAAACCTGGTAAGAAGTTCTTTCCGAACTGTCGGATTGGTAAGAGAATTAATCTCAGCCAATTCTCTTGTTCGACGATCGAACGTAACCTTGAGCTGTTGCTTGGCAAGATCCGGACTTTGCTTAGACAACATCTGCGAAGATAGCGTTCGAGACCACGTATCCCAAGAACCTTCCTCATTCACAAGATTCATGGAAGAAATGGTTTTACCTTTTGCATCCTTCACTTGACGAACTGTGGCGCCAAACGGATTCTCAGGATCGTCTGAGATATCTTTCATCACATCCTTCTTGCGCCCAGTATTGTTCTTGTTCGTATTGAAAACCAGATCTTTTCCTGGCGGAAGGTCATCTTTGTACACCGCCATACCCTTGAGATAGTGCGTACCGTCAACCATGATACGAACTTGGGCATAGCGATTACTTCCTAGCGAGACATCCTTTACACCAGGACGAACATAGATCACGCCGTCAGCTTCTCTTCCGCCTTGATCGGCATAGTTAACTCCGATGCGTCTCGAGGCAATCGAGATTGGTGGTGAATTCTCTTGAAACGAGCGGCCATGATCTGTGGAATATGTATCCTTGATCTGCTTGATCTCGCTTCTATTGCGCTGAACCTCAGACAAAGGAGTACCGGGCTTAGCCAAAACTTTCATAGATGTGTATTGACCCGTACCAATTTGCTGAATCTTGATCGTATGAACCTCATAGCCCTGTTCGCGCAATACAGCCACAGACGTATCCAAACGCGTGCGAGTAACACCCAACTGGCTTTCGACGCCTCTACCCACATCGACATAGGTTTTCTTAGATACTTGATCTTTGAGCATATTGGCCGTAGTTTGCAGAGCATCTGCTTTATCCTTCTCTCCAGGAGCACGAAGAGCTCTAACTGACGATTCATTAAGGCCCATGCGCTTACCGATCTCAACGTTCGACCAACCCTTGTCGGCCAAGCGTTGAGCAGTCAGGATCTTCTCCTGCTTCTGCTGAGCTAGAGCAATGGATCTGGCAGCACGAAGTTGAGTCGTGGTAATGCCATATCCCTTTGCAATCTCAGATTCCGACATTCCATCTCTCTTATGCATCTCGATAGTATCGAGATAACTTCTATTACGAGTATTCTCAGACCTTCCGGATCCCCATGGATAACGACCAGATCTACGGAGAATGCCGTAATGCGCAAGATGATCTTCTTCAGTACGAATCACGACTCCTCCTCTAGTCTTCGATGGGTGATGAGTCTATCGAATTCTTGAATTCTATCCATAATGAACATTATGTCCTCTGGATCGGCATCATAAACCATAACCTCGTTGCCTTGATAAAGACGAAGTTCAATCTTCATTTGATTAGGATCTTTGTCATACTCAAGGCAGAACAAGGCGGCATAGATCTCGAGTTGATGTACCGAACCTGGAAACACTCCAGTTTTCAAGTCATGAATTCGGAGGGTGTTGTAACGAAACGAGATGGTGTCTGCAGTACCGAAGCAATTCTCAGAATAGTACAAGACTTGTTCGCATGTCATTCTATAGCGAATTGCATCATTAATGTACAACCCAATAGTTCCTACTAGATCAGAAAGTCGACCTTCTTGAATCTCTCTATGCGCATATTCGTGCTGCATAGTACCGTAGGCGGCAGCTTGAGCTGTAGTCCAACTTTCAAGCAATCGATCCGGTGTGTAGTGGATCCAATGATATTTACTAGGACTGAGAAACGCGTGCTCGCCGTGGAGGTTTAAATGCTTGTTGAAGCGCATTCAAAACTTCCTCTTCGTTCTCGGGATAAATATATGCGGCAAACGACATGGAATCTAATTGCGCAACATAATACCCCTGATTGGGTTGTGTGCTTGCATCTGCCGAGATCTTGACTTCCAACGCAGCCCAGTATCTTTTCCAAAGAATAGTGAGATCCGGTATCCCTTGATGGTGTTGCGTGTCATTTTTCAAGATGACACAACCAGGGAACATCTTCTCGAGCTTCTTGATTATGCTGGACTGGTATTGCCCCTCAGTCACGGTGCAGCAGGAGGCGTGTACAGCGCCTGCACCTCTGAAAGAATCATGGCATCGGTGATGACTGCCTCATCCTTGCCGGGATCGTAGTCGGGCTCAGTCGCCGGTGGATGGGCTGCCATTGCCGATTCCCATGCTGCGTCCCATCCTGGAGAAGCAGCCCAAGCGCGACGATTGTCATTCGTCCACTGATCAGGCTGTGGAACCTCCTGCTGGGCAGCACACTGAGCGACGCGATTGAACAGAAACGTATTCTGCGAAATCGCCGCCTGTGTTAGATAGCTCATGAAACTCCTTTCAACCTACTTTTAGGGCGTTGAGGAATCGCTTATCTTGGCCCATTGTGCGCCAAACACCATCGGTATTCCAGTATCCCAACTTCAAATTTCCGACTGGAAGATTATATCGAGTCATTCGAGAACCAGCTTCAGATGCATTGGCGGCGCCACGAAGAGATTGATCGGTGAACCAGCCAACCCCATCATGATAAATCAAAGCTACTCTGTCTCCACCACCATCACCTCTGAATTGACAACCAAACGTGATGTCATATGTTCCAGCAATGGCGATATTTACTGCAGGACGTTGACTTCCAAAGAATCCCATTGATCCGTCCTGAGCATAGACCTCTTCGTAACCATCATATGCATCGAAGTACGACACGAGTGATGACGAAAGAGATGGCGAAATTTGTGTCCACGCTGTCCAGCTACTCGCAATCTGGCGACGACGGAAAATATATTCAGACCCAAGACCGTATGCAAGCTGAGTACAGTATCCAACACTGCCCCACTGAATTGTCTGAACATACCATTGCGTATCACCAGAAGGTGGGCGATTGGCACATGTATTTGCATAGCACCATCCACTATCGGTGAATGTATTGAGATCGCCAGGCTCGATTGTTACACCGCGAAGTCTAGTCGGAAGACTCACATCATCGATTGGCGCAACTTTTAACCACGACGACCAGCTTCCCCAACAATAACGCCAATATATACGATTGCTGTCAAACGCATAGAACATTTGTGCAATAACTCCGCCAACGTCACTCCAAGATACTACTGAAATATGACCTTTTGTCTCGCCCGGAGGAAGATTTGTAGATCCCGTATCAAGTCCATAAAATCCACTTTTTCTAGCATTATTTGCATCAGTAATACGAGACATATTGGTTTCAGTTTGGAGACGACCCGGCAACCCAGTATCACCTACTGGATATGTCTGAACCCAAGCTCCCCACGTTTGACCAACACCGCCAGGACGATATCGCTCCCAACGATTTTGTGTATTGCTTTGCCAAGCGATCTGAGTAATGGCGCTATCGGTGTAATCGTTGCCACCAGTGCACATTGTCAATACTGGACCGTAGAAATCACCAGGACGATTTACCATTCCAGGATGTGTCCAGACAAATCCGGTATTTACCGCATTGAGATCCGATGCATACGCCATAGCGGAAAGACGGAAGCGATCATCTTCGTATACTCCCTCTTTCCATGGAGTCCAACCATTGGAATCGAATTGCCAACGATGCCAACTTCTAGTTGGATTGTTATACTGCCATGCTACTTGCATTTGATTACTCGACGAACTAATGCCCAACGTAAATCCATAACCATACACAGCCGCCGGGCGATTGGGAGTATTCGAATCAAATGCAAAGAACCCTTGAGCGCATGTATTGAGATCTCTCGAGTAATTCTGATCTGAGCTTAGACGCGGTGGCAAGTTAGTATTATCGACAACTGCCGGATAAATTTGTACCCATGGCTGCCAAGTACCAGAATGACATCGGCGATACCAAACTTCCGGACTCCAAAATGGAAATGCCATTTGTGTAATTTGTTGACTATCGGCAGCAAGAACAAGAAGATTGCTATACATACCGTAAGTACCGGGAGGACCATTGGTCGTTCCTCCACCACCATGCCACCAACCGGCAGATTTGGCTAGATTAAAATCGCTAAGCGTTGCTGTCTGACCATCAACAGAATTACTCTTAAGCCTGGGTGGCAAATTCACATCATCAATAGGGCTGATCTTGACCCACGGTTTCCAGACGTATGTCTCGCATCGGCGATACCAAAGCTCGCCCGCTCCACCACTCAGATACATTGGATCGAACAATTGCCAAGCATGACCATTTCCTGTGTCCCATGCTTGATGCAACAACAATCCATAATTTGTTATACCTGGTGGTTGATTAGTTCCATTATTAAGTCGATACCAACCACTCGCCGTTGGAGCATTACAATCAGTGATTATTGGACCAGTTGGTTGTAGACGATCAGGTAAAGCCAAATCGCCAACTGGACTTATCTTTTCCCATGTACCCCAAGCGCTATTATTCAATAGGCGTTGCCAAATTTCGGATGGAGCTCCACCAAGAGAATATGCAATTTGTTTGCACCAGCCAGGACCTCCCCAAGCAATACACATAACGAACCATTGACCAATAGTACTTGGGGGGCGATTTGGACAAGTATTTGCATAGCACCAACCGTTTGTCTGGAAATTATTTAAATCGGCGGGCTCTGTTGTTTGTACACGAAGTCCAGATCGCAAATATGGCTCGACATCGGCAATCGCATCTACATCGGTGCCATTGGCTTTGAGCAACCCCACGAGTGGCGACTGCGTCGTATCAAGGATGATATTTGGACCAGGATTACCTTGTGGACCTTGCGCTCCCGTATCACCCTTGTCGCCCTTGTCACCTTGTGGTCCTACAGGACCAGGTTCTCCGATATTTCCCGATGTCAGGATGATGACATCGGGTTCGATATTGTCGACGACTATGTCTACGTCGTCGAGCTCTACCGTTACGCAGAAATCAGGGTCTTGTGACATCGACAACACACTCCACTTTACCTTGACAAAGAGTGAACGGTTCGGCACTACTCGGTGTCCATTGCGCGTCCCACACCCCAGTGAACTTGCCGTTCTTCACCGAGGGATCCTCTACTAGATCTTGCGTCTGAGCTCCAGTTAGAGAGAGTCGAATGATGCCTTGATATGCATCTACCATATTTACGGAGAACTCGACTATTGGCGGATCCGGAGTCAGACGTGCCAATCGAATATATGCCTTTACTGTACCCGTAATGTCTACCGGAGCACCGGCACTAGTCATGCATATCATTCGAAATTTTAGGCCGTCCCCGGCATAAAGCTCGAGATCCAAAGTTTCAGGAACAATGCTAATTTTGTCCGCCATGGTCCTCCTTCCTTCTTGCGACAAAATAGATGAAAAAAGAAAACTTTGTCCTATTCCCTCTATTATATTCTGCGATTAGTATGCTAACTAATATCTATTCTTCCACCACACCGAATTCTTGATATGTGGGCCAAACGTAGGTGCGGTTCAGAATCGAAAGAACAATATCTTTCTCGAGAAGACCGTAGCGCATCGCGCAATCCATCGAATTTTCACTGATCTCGCCCGTCTTCAAATCGATGATGGGGGCCAAAATCGGATTCTCATAAGGGCGCTTAAACTGTTGGTTATATCGAATTGCAAACCACCTAGGACGCCACAGGAGGTTCTCTACGGCGTTGTTATGCCTGTCCCCATCTAGATTGATGGGTGTGTCAAACGGGCCCGGTACGTACGGGAGAAACGCTTTGGCGACCAGGAGAGGTACAGATCGGTGGTGCTGTAGCCCATCTCGCATCAATCCGACTTGCAGAAGACCAAACTGATTTTCCGATAGAGCCAGGATTCTCCCAGACTTGTCAGTACGAATTCTCCCACGATTGCTCACGCTATACTCAGGAAAGAGCTCGATCGGCTCCCAAAGTTCCATATCCAACCCTCCAAAATTTTTAGAGGCCTTGGGCAAGCGCGACGCCTTGTGGAGAGTGTTGATATCAGCCTCCTCTATTAGTTATTTCCTTGCCAAGAAAATTCGTCAAAAAAAGTTTTGTATACGCCCACTTAATATCTAAATAGTAATTACTTATTAAGTGGTCGCGCGTAGGGATAGTTTTTAGGAACAGATTTGGGCAGACTTAAAGTGCGATTTCTTTGATCACTTTTCCTTCCAAATCTTCGCTCCAAACGGCTCCTAGAGCCAAAAATTGCTGTTTTACCGCTTCGATTTTCTTGTCCGGAGTTAATGCCCGAATTTGGACAAACCTGATATCTTCCCCTACAGTGACCTGAATATCGCCATTTTTGAGCTTACGTACGGACACTACTTTTTCCCTCATTTTGACCTCGTTTTAGCTCCTCGATAGGGTACTTTGTGGCATTAAAGGATTTTTTGGCCATAAGTGACCGCCAAATTGCGGCATCGATTGCACTGCTCGAACGGAGTGTAAAATAGTACAAATTAGTGAACGGAGTGTTCAATCTGTCGATACGTCCGTGCGCTTGATGCCAGTTTTTGTACGAATATGTGAGAGAATAGAACACGATCGTATCCGTCTCTACACAATTCCAGCCTTCTGACCCGGCTACGTACTGAACCAGGTAGATCCAGCTGTCACCTTTGGGGATTTCCTCGTGTCTCCAGCCATTCCATTCCGCCACCGGGATTTTTTCTCCTAATCTACGCAGCATTTCCAGCTCGTAGTTAAAATTATAGAAGATCACCAGCTTCGGATGCTCTTCGAGCAGTTCCTCCACGCGCCGTATACGTGACGGATCGCTGTTCACTACCCTCCGTAAGACCCCAAAAAGCTCTGTAATGTCACGGATGGGCTTATTCTGGTAAATATGCCATCTATTCTTTAGAACGCTTTGGAAGAGCTCCTCGTTGTGATCTACCTTGCGGATCATCTCGTGGCGGATAGTCTGACTCTCATAGGGCATGTGGACTAATATCTGATTTCGCAGTTTCTTTAGGTGCCTCTCATTCGTATATCTCTGCACCTTGGGGAACTTCACGAATGGCGCGTAGACGACGTGGTTTAGGATGAATTCTCGTCGGCTGACGTAGAATCCGTTAGCCAGGAAGACGGGAATGTAGTCCAGCCATGTGTCTCCCGGTGTGGCGGATAGCAGGATCCAGTCGTTTGCTTTGGCGATTTTGAGGAAGGACTTGACCCAGACTCCGCTTCCCACCAGTCGTTGCTCATCGAAGATGAAGAAGGCCCCAGTAATACCTTTATACTTTTCGATATTATTCCAACTATCAACCGTAAGGATTCCATGAAGAGTTGCATTAGCTTCCTTTCCGACGACGATCTTGGCGAACTCACCTTCCCAGTCCACGCTGTCTCTCTTCTTAGCCGTCGTTATGACGTAGACATCCTTATGTCGTTGCTCTTGCTCGTAGTAAGCAACCGCGACACGAGATTTACCGGAGCCGACCCCGCCCCACAGAATCTTCCCATTACCGAGTTGCTTGAGAGCTTTTTCCTGATGAGGTTTTAACTCCATGTTCTCGCTTTCGAAAAATATAATGTAAGTAAGCGGGCGGAAGCGCCCCAGGGGAATTAGGGAAACGCCCCCGCCCTATCCCCGACCTACCCTCCCTCCTGCGGCGGAAAGAGAGGTGGCCATTGGGGATCCGTTTACACCGGCGGGTAGAAGCACACCGGCCGCCTAGCCCGCTAAGGCCCGAAGCGGATTTATCGCGATGTGCCCCTACCCTAGCCCTGAGTTGCGCTCCGCCTATCCCATTGGATAGTCCGGACTCAGGAATTCCTATCCGCAATTAGGCCACGGTCGATATCCATACCGCTTTATAAGAAGAACAGCTCTGTACTTCTGTTCCATAATACTGTTCTGATGTGGATATCCACTGCCGCCTACTGATTTCCACGTTGTTAGATCAAACTGCAATCCGCCGTAATATCCATTACCAGTATTGATGAACCAATTCCTTCTCGATTCACACCATGCAATACTGTTGAGCTTTGAGTCGTACGGCTGTACTACTTTCCAGCGCGTGTCTCCTTGATGAGGTGATGCGAACAAAAGGGACAACGCTGTGAGTAATACCGGAATCAAGATGATCTCCTTGCTAGGGGACATGGAGGGCATCGCGTAGCCGTGTACGATCTAGGGGATCCATGTACGGCCTACCATGCCCACTCACGTTTGTCCTGTGGGCGGCTTTGACGAGTTACCCACTCCCCTCCGTGAGCTGGGGCGGGCTGGAGCCCTACTCTTTAGTCTCTACGAGATTGAAATTGGCTTGAAAGGCCTTGGTCGTATAGACCTTATAGCCTCGCTCTGTGTAGAGAATCCAATCTCCCACAAACGCTTTGGTTTGTCTGGGGTTCTTTGGATTATGCACTCGCACGTGGATATACTGCTTCGTAGGCTGGTAGTCAGCCGAACGATCCACCGGAGACTCGTCGATATTACCTACTTCCCCGAAACACCATCTGGCAATATCACCGAAATTCTGTTCCGTCACCTGGACTGCATCCACGAATAGTGGTTTACGTACATACTTTGTGGTAATGCTCGTATTCTCCATAATTCCTATTCGTTTCGATTGCGGGAACCAAGGCCATATCCAATTATGAGACTAATCAGAACTATAATTGTGGTGACGATGATGGCCGCAAGAATCATCATGACAACCCACGATGATCGTCGTAGTTCCTTTTTGGAAGATCTTCTTCGGCGACTTCCAACGCAGTTCTCAGAAGATCAATCACCTTTTCGGGATCTCCACGAAACACGAGATAGAAATCCTTGGACCCACGAGGACTCCCTAGCGAAATCCGTACTTCCGCTATCAGATCATCTGGTTCTCGAATGATCGACGCTGTCATGATTGATCCAGCTCACCATACTTGACCTCCAGAGGATCTTCCTCGATGGTCACGTAGATACTCTGGAGATATGCTTTGACCCCGCTCTTACCGTTGACCGTCCATTCGTACGGGCGAACGATCAGATCAACGTTAAGAATATCGACCCAGTCCAACGTCTCGACCTGGTGTTCGTCGAGATTGGTGCGCCCCCTGGAAGTGATCAGCACGATTCGCGGCGGGCGACCCTTGAAGTTAACTGAAATCGGCAAGTAAGCCTGAGGCTCTTCGCCCTCTTCTTCGCTGCGCGGCCGCAGCCATTTGACGTTCCAGTTATCCTCGGCCATTGCTGTTGCAATCTTTTCATCGAGCAGCACTGCAAAGTTCCGGTCACCTTCGCGATTGTACTGACCTTCTCTTCCAGCAAAATTGCGAAAGATAATCCGAACTCCTTCCATGATTACTGTGCCATCGTTGGGCGGCATCACGTCTCCTAACTTACGAGGTCTTGGAAGGAACCGAATTCCTCGATAGTTTTGATAGCTTCGACTTTGAGCTTCTCGAAATACGACATATCAATCTGAAGATCGGGCATGGATTGAGCTATCTCAGCCTCAATCCACTTATGCCCCTTCGTACCTGTTACGAGGTAGTATCGGTCGTCCTTAACGCGGAAAAGCGTTCCTCCCCCCTGAAGAACAGGTACAAACCGCCCAGTACGGCCAAGATGCCGCATACTGTGATAATCAAGATCTTCACCTTTTTCGTGTTCCTCTCTATCCATGTACATTGTTCCCTGCATCACGTTCTTACTCTCACAGAAATCGTCGAAAGTAAGCTCTTCGCCGGAGAACAGTGTCTTGAATATGTAGGGATGTTGAAATTGAGAGCCTACTGCGGTCCACTTTCCGTCTTTACGAGCAATATAAACCGCATCGTTCACAAGGCAGAACTTCTCGTAGGTAACCTCGTGTTCGAAATCATAGCCATAGCGTTTCCCATGATCCGTCACAAACTTAATAGCTTTTTTGGTGACGTTGGGAATCTTCACGGAATCGGTTTTGATATGTACGACTTTGATTCCAGCTTCTTGTAGATCATTTTTCAGGTCGATCATGTATAGCGCGCCACGCTTTGCGACGATGTTGTCTTTATTACGAGGGTCGCGGAATGGATTCGGAAACGATGCCGACGTCAATCCGTAAACGATGTTGAGACAGATTTTCAAAGCGTAGGAAAGCTTGTCCGCCCCTTCCTCATTTTCAAGGTAAGGGGCCAGACGACCACCGAACATTTTTCTGGCTGAATCAAAAGCCCGTTCCTTGATGGCTATCCGGGCCTTTTTCAGGTCTGAATATTTCTGCGTGTACTTTCCAAAGAGATTAAGGATCTCAATAGATGTAGGGTGCATCGACGCCACATCAAGAAGCGCCACATTCTTGTAGATCCCGGGCTCAGCGTAAACGTAACCGCCTTCTCCTGGGTTCTCTCCTCGATAACTACTTTGTCCAGCATCGAATGTGTATCCATCAAACTCCTCGCTTAGATCCGTATAGACGAAATATTGTTGTGGATTACGATCCCGTTCAAATATGATTCGTGCAGTATGTTGTTGAGTAGTGTCGTTTACAGTCAATCCACTTAGTTCAGCAAGGATCTGGCGAGCAACGAAATCCTCCCAACGATCTTCCAGCACAGCCTCCGTGGCTCGAACATCGTTGACACAATATTCGACTACTCGATCCCAGTCCTTCTCGTCCACTGGCTGATCCAGCGGAAAGTCCAGTTCCATGTGATGGATACCCAGATCGATCTCGAACCTCTTCAACCCTTGCTTGATCGAGCTGAAATCCCAAACATCCGCATACGACAAGTTGTAGGCCTGAGCGAACATCGCATTTCGATTGTTGTCGATTACGATCTTACGCGTCAAGTCGTACAACTGCGGAATTGTGTAGCCCAAGACAGCCGCATAGAGAATATGATTGTCGAATCTACGATTGTAGAACCCGACAAGCTTCATCTTTGTGAGAGCTTCGACTTCTGGCTGTGTTGGATTGATCATCCGAACAACCTTGTCATCTCCACGATACTTCCAGCAGATGACAAACAGATTCGGATATACCTCGATGTCGAATATGACGATGGGATCGTCCACTATATTCAGTAGAACATCCGGACCAATCTCGGGCTCAGATTGGAAATGCATCGTCTGGACAATTTTGAGACATGTCGAAGCTTGGTGCGTACTGTTGTTTGCAAAAGCTAAAATGCGTGGTCTCATGTCCGTCACGTCGTATTTCAGGCCATCCTCATACGCTTCAGCAAGGATATGCTCTATGAAATCGACAGACGGTTTGGTACCTGGATGAATCTCTTTCCGCAAATTCCGCTCAATTAGTTCTCTAAGACCTTTTTCGCTGGTGATGGTCTTGGACTTAAGCATCTTTTCCTTTTTCTTCTTGAGCGGAAGTCCACCAGATATCGTTGAGATTGGGACTCCGTTGCATCGCGAAAGCTTTCTACGCAATGCGGCATCACCAGTAAACACCTTTATCTCGATGCCTTCGGAATATACGGTAGCTAGTTCGGTGGGATCTCCCTCGTAAATATAATGAAGATGAACACCTTTCCCAGACTTACTTAGCTCAGCGTATGTCGGCACCCACTGACTTGCGGCCTCGAGATTTCTCTCCAGGCTGTTTTGTCCATTTATCTCTTTCAGATCGAAGTCGATGACAATATGATTTTGCATTACTCGAACGTAGTGAAGTCTGGACGTGTCAATATCTGAAAGAGTGGTGGTGACTGTACTCCACTTTTGCGAAGGCGTTTCGTCTTTCTTTGCCAATTGCGCCGGTTGCTTGGACAAGATGGAATCGAGTATCGACTCGGTCTCGTCCATGACCAATGAAAATGCTGGCAGATTCTCTTCGGTCTCTATTACTGTCTTGAATTTCTCCGCACTGAAACCGGTATATAGGCTGCGAACTCGTTCGCCTTCGATCTCACCTCTATCTCGAAACGTATCGAAGTAATTCCGGAGCTCTTCTCGCATCTTGTACTGGGGAAGCGGCTTGTCGATCCCGCTCTCAGAACAGAACTCCTTGTACAAGGCGTAGGCCTGCTTCAAGGTCGTGTAGTCCTGAGACTTGAACAGGTCGTAATATGCCTCAATGAAATTGAAGAAGACGTCGGTTTGAAGCATCATCTCCAACGGTCGGTACCCGTTGTATGCGTTCTTACCCATCTCCAAATATACTTTGAGGCAATGAGCGGCGATTGCTCCCAGTTCGAAATCGACCCGGCTGATCAAAGTGTTGTAATGCCGCACCGGAATTCTAACTCCGGTTGGATGAATATCCACTAGTCTGCGAATTATTCCCGATTTGGCATCCGTGATCTTTACCGGTTGATTCGTACCGATGAAAAGCAATGCATCCGCTCTTGCCGTGTAACTCGGCTTGTACTTTTCGTTCATCATCATTTGTTCATGCGAGACAATGGAATTCAGCCGAGTATTATCTTCTAGTCGAGATAGATCACCATCATGTTGGATTGCGACTAGGGGATTGTGCTTGAATGCTTCTGTAGAAAAATTACCATCGGATCGGCCAAGGGCTTTTCCATCGAACGTAGTGGTATAGCCGTCGAATAGCTTGTGCAATACGTTGAGGATAGTGGACTTACCAGATCCAGCAGGGCCGTAGAAAACGAAGAACTTCTGGATCTTCTTCGAGTCTCCGGCCACAATTGAGCCAATAGCCCATTCAATTTTCGCTCGCTCTTCTACAGAATATAACGTTCCTACGAGTTCCTCCCAAGCAGAAACATCACCCGCTTCTAGCGCATAGTTCAAATATCGGCTTGCGTAGTCAGTTTTCTTTATCTCTGAGTTCGCAAACAGAATCTTCGAATCGAGTGGATGATGATTGTCACTGATATTAGCCAGGAATTTTCTGAACTGCGCCCATGATTGATTCGAGAACGAGCGCATGTACTTTATGGAGTAGTTTATTCCTGTTTCCTTTTTCAGTCGCTCAGCTTCTGCTTGTAGGTGTTCGTCCACTAGTCGTTGAACATCATACTCGTCACGAGACCAAAGACCTTTTTCGGCATCCCAAATTGCGTAGAAAGTGCGTCCTTGAACCATCAGATCCTGAGAACGTCCGACAATGAAATCGGGGTAGAGTTCTACACCCTTATCTTTCGTTTCTCTAGTAAGGATCTGATAAAAATCCATCAAACCCTCCTTACTAAGGTTTTTGCATCTCCATGACGTATGCGTTCATTTGATACCAGATTTCAACCTTAGTCTGATCTTCCAACGGATGCTTCAGAGGAAAGAATCCGCCTTCGCCGTTTCGCTGATACGTTCTCCATACAAGAGAATCGAGAATTTCGTCTACATGATCAGCTTCCGACCCGGTCAATGGATCGGACATCTTACTCAATCGAAGATTCTTCAGAAGACGCCACGCCCAAACAGTTGCATCTCCGCCAGCAGTGAATTCGACTCTTCGACTAAGAGCTATCAGAACTTCCAGAATGGATGCCCCATCGATACGAAGACGCCTACGAGCTCCATCCAAGAATTCATGACGAAGATCTAGACCATCTTGAACGCGATTGTCATCATTTGGAACTGTCCAGACAAATTCCAAATCATGCATTCGCTCGAACAAATATACGTATGTTCGATTACTCGTGATGCGAATTTGGGAGACTAGCCATTCGAAGTATTCCTGCTCAAGTTGGGTTGTCATTTTCGAGGCCCAACACTTCCTGCTCATAACTCTTGGCCACGCGACAGATCTCCATCTCGAGTTCCATATGCTCGTTGCGCACGAACACGACGTCCTCGTCATCTGTCCCATGACCAAACCTGAGATTATCTTGGCCAACGACAACATCCGGATGCGGAAGCGGATGATTCTCCACATCCGTCAGAACATCGTCAGTGGCGTAATACGTGTAAACAACCTGGGTGTAACCTGTTTCCGACTTGGCGAATTCGTCTTGATGGATCACATACGGAGCATCTGAGGATCGAGATTCGACTTCCTTCAGATAATCCCAAGTTCCCACCGGCTCTGCGGCTGGTACCGGAGGCCTCGTAGGCCGAGCGGGAGTCTTCCTGACCGCAGACTTCTTCTTGGTTGTGGTGGGTTCCTTCTTCGAGTACCCACGCTGCTCGATTACCTCTTCGACCGTGGGCTTGTCCTGAGCTGCTCTTGCCGCGTATGCCGATCGGATCTTCTCGACTTCTGCCTGGCTCTCCACGAAGAGCTCCGCCCTAATCTTCTCTCGATTAAAACGGTAACCAATATAAAAGCCCACGGCAGCCCCCACAAGAACTCCTCCGAGGAAAAACCCAACACCACGGGTGTCAACACGGCGAGTCGCCTCCGCTGCTTCTTCGAGATTCGAAGCGATTTCCTCTGTTACTGCGTCGATTGCCATATTTCCTCTCAGTCAATTTTGTTGTAAATTACGCCGTCGACATTGAAATCCAGCAGAATCGCCCCCTCGAGACCATTGACGAAATCTCGAAGAACCTGTGAATCACCGTCGAAGATCCCGAAATTGATGTAGTTATCCGTTTCACCATTTTGGGAAAGAATCCAACCTACGACGGCACCTGCTTGCGATCTTGGAATTCCGAGCATGTCATAGACTTCGTTCAGGAACACGTGACCCCGAGCTCTCAACATGTCATTCGCATAGTTCTGCTGACAATGAAGAAAGACTCTGTTGTACTCCGGTTCCTTTTTCCATGACGTAGAATATGGATCGAAGAAACGAGCATAGATCGACGGCTGTCCAGGACCTACTCGTTTTGCAATCCGCTTCTTTCCGGTGATCTCGTCAACCACCTCGACTTGCTGCGTGCCATATCGAAAATCACGATCCTGCTCTTCTCCGTACTTCTCGACTACACGCTCTCGGTATTCATTGAATCCCTTTTCGAGAGCCGTGTATGCTGCAGTTAGTGCGACATTCCGCTTTGTCAGAATGCTGTGAGAGCTGGTCAAAGCGTAAATCGAGATTCCACCAACGATGACCGCTGGCATGTACATCCTTACGATCTTCACACCGGTCTGGAACTGAATGAGTGAAATATCCCTCCGGCGATCGGCTTCGCTATACTCCGCATGCTCCAGAGTCCTAGCAGTTTCGAGTTTGCTTTTCGCCTCGTCCAAAACGGTATCCATCTTCAACGTAGCCCGACAGGCAAGAACTGTGCTTCCCACCATGCCAACGATGCCCACACCAAGAAGAACTTCCGGAGAAGCTTTCTGCGCAAGCAACGTGCTACGGGCGATCTTTCTACCGATCACCAGGGGGACGAGCTTCATCTTTACTCCTTAGGAGGTGTGGTTAGACTCCGCATGTAATCATCAAGACTAGAAAGAGGAAAAGCTGATACATTCTCAGCTTGAATTTCCGCAGCTTCTTCTTGCAGCTTCTGAATCACTACGACATCGTCCGAACCATCTTTGTCAACTTTGTCGAGCAAGAACTCACATAGACGTTCTACACGTTCGGCGAATGCTCTGATGTCAACCGCTCGTGTCGAGGGCATCGAGCTCCTCTTTGATCACGGCGAAGTCAGTCGAGCGGCTCGGGCTCTGGGAGATCCAAGAGATAACCCCCACGAATTCGAGAAACCCCCGCGCCATGAAGATCGGACCAACCCCACTTATGATCCGTGTGGCTAGAGGCAAGTCCCACAAGTTCATAGAGATCTGCAACGGATGCTGATTCATATCGACTCACCAGGTCATATAGTCTGTCGATTACTTCCTCGGCTTCACTACGGTCTTCCAGCACGATTTCATCGAAGTTATGACGAGCTCGTGCTTGACGACTCAGTACTCTTTGAGGGGATGTCAATCTACTAGGAGACGAATATCTATTATAGGTGACATATCCCGTGGGCCCACTTTGAGGTGTTCTCATTCCTCGCCTGCGAGATTCTCCAAGAATCAACTTTTCCATACCAGCGTTAACCGCTTCGAGAATCATGTCCTTTGCTGCAGGAAGCAATACGTCGAGAACGACATACTGAGTAGCGCTCCGAAAATCTCCGGCAACGAATGTCTCCGAGAACTGTCTACGAAGAGACTTCCTTCTTCGAACAGCTCCACTTTTGACGACCGGATTGATTTCCTTCTCTTCGGCTACATTCCTTCTACTGGCGTCACTATTAGGAGGAAATTCAGAAGGTTCCATTTTTTCCTTAGCTTAGACAACAAAAAGTCAAAGTCCATGTTGGACTCTGACTCTCCTACTACACAGCGGCAGCAGTTTCGGCCTTACGATTGGCAAACCAAGCGGCAGCGGCGTCGATCCGGCCATTGACGTGCTTCGAAGCGTGCTCAGCGACCATCGAACCGAGAACAATGCTTCCAGTCCAAACCTTGACGGCATCGCCAGGGGTCTGAATTGTGGTATTGCTCACGATGATGTCGTTGACAACCTTCGAAACGCCAGCGGCGCAAATGAGATTCGCGGCCAATTTGGTGATGACAAGTCCGTTAGACATTAAACTTCTCCTCAAATAGTGGGCTTCTATTATACTGCATGTTTATTCTGCGACTAATCTGCCCACTCCGCCTCGCCATTAGCAAGTTGCCGTTGCGCCTCGATTACTTCCTCGTTACCCATCTCGAGGAACTGCTGTCTCGTGATGATTCGAGGCTCTGGTGGAGTTTCGATCACTTTGAGGTCTGTATTCACCACTTTTGCTGCTTCTTCTGCCATATTCTGCGGGATGACGCCATTGACGAACTCGATTGCCGAATCAGTGTCCGTGACGAGCTCGACGAAAAGCGCGGAATATGCCTCGGTCGACTCGAATTCATCGCGTAGTGCTTGTGTCTTGACAAATCGCTTCCCGTCTTCGGAACGTTTTCCGTACGACATCAAGATGATCTTCTTGAATTCTCTGATAATGCTTGCTCCATCTTCAGCCGCAACAATCTTCTGCAATGCTGCGGACAGCCCGCCTTGGTGGCTCATCTCGAGTTCGATGAGCTCAGCTTTGGAGAGATGGAAAAAATGATCTTCACTGACCTCGTCTCCATCGAAGTCCTTGTAGGTAATCGTTTTCTTTAGCAAGATCACCTTTCGTTAGAGATCACA